ATTGCAGCGGGTCGCCATAACCAATGCTTGACGCACCGGAAGCAATACGACGCTGACGAGTTGCACCGGCAAACACCTGCCCGCCGATCAGATTGACCGGCTTCAAGCCATACGGCTTGTCAACAGTAGGATATGCCATTTGTTACTCCAAAAAAGTTATTTGCCCTTGCCAAACGAGACCGTAGTCTTTCTCTCGTTAAAGAGCGGCATACGTTCATCGTTCAGCCTCATAAAATTGTTGTCTACAGACTGCATCTGAGACTGAGCTTGGCGGGCGTAATAGTCATCACGCTGCTTCATCAGTTCAGCCGGAGCCTTACAGAGCAACAATCCGCCGATCTCAATGTTGTCTTTAAAACGACCATTAGGATCAGCTTGCATCATCAGTTTGGGTTGTTCAGAAGCCTTAACCGGCTCCCAACCTTCCCGAAATTTTGCAGACGTATTAGAGGGATCTGCTTGACCCATAATACTTGTCCGGATCCAGCGGAAGACCCAACCCTCTTGCGGCTCTGGTTCAGGGAGCGTTTGAGGAGGAGTCCACGCCATTTTGCGTTGCGCTGACTCTCGATTTTCAACTTCACGAGCCAATCTATTCTCAGCCATTGTCATTCTCCAGTTTCATAAGTTCACGTGCGTACTGTTCATTGCTCAGTCCAAGTCTCTTGGCTATTGCAACTTGAGTCGGTGTCAGGCGGACCTGACGCGGCGCGGTTCCCCGCGTAACTGGGGCCACAACAGTAGCTGGCTTTGTGCGAGCAGGCTTTTGGGCTTGCTTCGTTTGAGGCTGTTCATCCTCTTCGGCATCGTCAAATGCCTCGGGGAATCTTTTCCTCATAGTTTCATCGACTCGGCGGTAATACTCGTCTGTACTCGGGTCTACGCCGCTCCGGACCAGTTTTTCGTGCAGGCCGAGTGCGAGGGCGGTCATCTCCTCGTCAGCACCAAACCAAGTGTTCTTTTCCTGCCACGCCCTAGCCCTTGGGTCAGGTTGTGGTGCAGGAGCCACTGGAGGTGTCGTTACCTGTTGATTCTGTTCTACTCTTTCCTCTTCTCGTTGTAAAGAGGGCTGAATACGGGAGATATTTTGTATTTTAATTTTAGTGTCAGTCATTGCCTCCTGAGCGTTAGCAATGAGTTCAGCATCTCCAGCCTCATAAGCCTGCTTTAATTTTTCTTTAGCAACATTTAGCTCAACTCTTGCTGCATTCAAAGCGTGATCAAGCATTGCTTTTTTAGAGACTTCAGCCCTTTCTTTAAGATGCTTGATCTCCTGTTCACGAGCCTGAGCAAATCGCAGGGCTTCTTCTCGCTCCCGTAGGGCACGCTCTTTCTCACGACGTTCGTCGTGCCAGACTTTTTTCATCTGGGAGAGACGCTTTTTGACCTTCTCGGAGTAGTCCTCAAGGTCATCACTTTCTAGCTCGTTCACTACCTCCTTGGGTAGCGGTTTACGACCCCGGTCTTCTGGCGGGGTATCGTCTTCAATCTCTACTTGAATATCGTCCGTAACGTCTTGATTAGCTTCGGCTTTTTGTTCAGCCTCCGCTTCAATCTCGTCCGGGAACTTAAATTCGGTATCTTCATTAGCCATGATTTTTTACCTCACACGCGACGGATGCCACGGGGATCGTCTACAACTGCTTCCACCGTGTCGTCGTTGATGATGCGGAACTCTCGTCCGTGGATGACCAACCGGGTACCGGCATAGGGGCGGGTCAACACAAAGTCACCCTCCTTACACCACGGGCCAGTCGGGAAGCGGTCCTTATCTTGATAGCAAAGGTCGCCCATCTTAATGACGAACAAGACAACCGTAGTCATCTCTTCCGTCCTCTTGGTGTCCTCGGCTTTAATGATGCCGCCTTCGTACTCCTCCTCTACGTGCGGAACCGCACAGAGGATTCGATACCCTTTCGGGGCTGGCAGTTGAGAGGCTTTCTTTGCCTCCTCCTGCGTCTTTTCAATATCAATATTACTCATCGTCGCGCTCCAAGCGTTTTGCAAGGTCTTTGATGTAGTTACGTGCGAGGTCTAGACCTTGTAACGCCCCGCATAACCTTCTGTACTCACCTTCATTCATATTGCCTTGAATGATGCTTTCCACGATCAATGTGCGCTCGTCTTGGAGTTTTGAATCCAAGTATTCCAAAGCGTTGCTATAAGACATTTACCTATCCTCACTTACCTCCCGGACCGGGAATCTTTCTCGACCGTGGGCTAGTCGCCATCGGGTTGACGCTGCGCTGCGAGGCTTGATCTTGTGCCTTCGCAATCTCAACGCCGAGTCTCGTACCCTCAAGCTGCTGCCGGTTCGATTCTTGCGCCTTGTGCTTCTCGATATCCGCACCAAGTCGTGCTGCGTCAAGCTGCTGCCGACCAGAAATCTCGGCCTCGCGTAGGCGAAGCTCGTCTTCCTTTGCCGCTGCGTTGATGACGTTCTGCTGTTCTTTGAGACGTAGTTCTTCCTGCTTTACCTGCATCTCCATCTGCGCCTTCATCTGCTTGGTCTGAGCCTCCATCTGCTTGATCTGGAGGTCCATCATCTGCATCTGAACAAGCGGGTCTTGCTGCTGTTGAGCAATCTGCTGCGCCTGCATCTCGGCCTGATCCTTCTGGAAGAGGCGTTGCGCTGCAACGGCGCTGATCTGCGACACCTGAACCTCCAACTCCGGAGGCATGTCGTACTCCTCGTTGTCGTCTTGCGGCAAGGGCGGCAGAGCCACACCAAGCTGTTTCTCGATCTCTCGGCGGTACTGGAACGACAAGTGCTCCATGATGTGCGCCTGAAGAGACGATGTAATCTGCTGAGCCATTGGGTTTTGACCAATGATCTGAGCCATCTTCGGATCACTACCAAACGCCATGTGCACAGCGATGTGTGCCTCGTGATCTTGATACATAAACGCCTTGAGCGGATTGCCCGTCATTGCGTCCATGTTCTCCGTGACCGGATCGCGTGGTTTCTGATCATCAGGCATCGGCACCAACTTCTCCGCATTCTTAACGCCAAGCACCTCGATCATCTGACGATGCAGGAGCGGGAGGTTGTATAACTGCGGGGCTTGTTGAGCCAACTGCATCACGGCTTGATACTGAACCACCTTCTGCGACATCGTTGCCGCATTCGGATCAGATACCGGGATGACATCAATATCGTCGTAGTCAGCCTTCTTTGCACGACGATTACCGACTTCAGGCTCGTACGAGTACTCTTCCGGTGTGTAGTCTCGAATGATCGCAGCAAGCAGTTTGAACTCCTGCTTCATCGCGTAGTAGATGCGGGCCTGCACAGCCGACATCACCTTCAGAACGCGCTCCAAGATGGCTAGTGTGGTACCGACCGGCGCTTGGCTCGACATATCGCTGACTTTGAGATCCGACACCGCAGCGAATCGGCGTCCTTCTTCAACGATCTTATCGAGCATCAAAGAGAGAACTTGGCTCGGCTCCTTGTACGGCAGCGGTAGAATGTTGTCGCGTACCGCACCGCTCGGGATATCTACGTCTCGCCACTCACCCGGAGCGATTGGAGTATCGTCTCCCTTAATTCTAAGTCCTCTAGACTTAAGTCCTCCGGGCAGATTACTGAGGGTTCCTGCGTCAACAAGTTGGCGAAGCAACGAGGTTGCAGCTTTACTATGTCCCCCGATAAGGTGAATAAGGCCGAAGTAGTAAAATCCAAATCCGGGAATGTATCCGTAGTGGACGAAGTGCTGTCGCTTGGCTTTGAGTTTGTCATCTTCTCTCCAGTTACGCCGGATGGCGAGAACTGTTCCGGTACCTTTCTCGATGGTTACTACGTATGGAAGTGCTATCCCAGTCTCGCTGTTGTCTTCATCAACATCAGGGTAGCCCGGTAGATCAATGTTCACGTGCATCTCAAGCAACTGGAACCTGTCGTCCATGCTTGCACTGAAGCCCTGATCCTCTGCCTTCTGCTTCTCAACCTCGTCCATGACGCGAACCGGTTCACCCAAGTCCACATCACGATAGAACCCAGCGTACTGAAGCTTGGCTAACTCATTCTTCGTCTTCCGCATCCGGTGCGTAACACGCTCTGCTGTCTCTAAGTTAGAAGCACCGTAGGGCACCACGATATCTTCCGCCGGGATGTAGACAGCGGTTTGGCGATTGAGTGAAGGGTCGAAGTACACCTTCTTAAAGGCGTTACCTGCCAAGGCCATCGAGAGCAGCATCCGCTCGTGTTCCGGGCGGTACTCCTTCATCACCTCGGTGAGTTGGAAATTCATGTCATCAACGACACGAACAGCAGACTCTTTCTTCTCTGCCGTCTCCTTACCGATGATCTTCGCTTTGACCGGACCCATCGCAGGGAAGGTCTCCATGATCGTCTCGGACTGGAACTTAACCGCGCTCTCCATTAGAAGCGGGTGGAACACGCCACACGCACCCGGCCACGGCTCAGTACGATCTTCGTACCGAATGCCAAGGATCTTCAAACCTTTAACGTAGGTATCCAGCCAATCTTTGCGGCTGGAGAGGTCTTGTTCGTACTGCCCGATCAACTCAGAAGCAAGGCTCTGAAGTTCGTTCTCGCCCATGTACTCGGCAAGGTTGGCATCAAACTCATCAGCACGAGGCTCGGCTTTAGATAACTCAATGACGGCACCATCCTCGTCAGAGAGTCCTTCCACCTCAATCTCAATCTCAATCGGCTCCATCTCAGCGGCAAGGACCGCGATACCTTGGGGAGCCTCCATCAAACTTTTATCGACGGCCATCTAAGTTCTCCTAATAATATGCTTCACGACGATGGCTCTTAAACCATCGGGTCGGTTCCGGTTCGTCGGACGGAAGCTGAATAAAGCCCCCCTGTCTGAATCGAAGTAGGGCTAGGGTGGTGGCGTCCACCAAGTCGTCATGGGTACCGGAGGGGAAGTCGTTGCATTCCTCCACTACCTCCCAAGCCCAGCGTCGGTCAGGCACCCAGACTATACCGGAAGAGAATAGATCGGTAACTGCGTTAACTCTTGAAATCTTATCCTGTCCCTTACCCGGCGTGAATTCGGCAATCGGTACACCCATACGCCGCATCTCCTGATACAGCGCCGCACCGTTAGATTTCTTCTCCACGATGAACGTGTCCGGGTTCCACTCCTTATATTGTTCTAGGACAAGCGCCTTTAACTCGGGAAACTCCAGCCGCTCTTTGATGGCGTTCAACAGGATGATGTTGTAGTTCTGGGTCTGCTCGTTCTTGAAAACCCCCCAAGTGAGCAGCGCGTTGTAGTCCGACCGGTTCGTTTTCTCCTGAGCAGCGTCGAGCGTCATAATAATGTGCTCGCACATCGGGGGATTCTCTGGCTCCCAGACCTGCCACCACTCTCGTTTGATCAGCGCACCCTCTTCGGATGTCGGCTGCTGCATGTACTGGGCTTGCCAGTACCGAACGTCCATACTGGCCTTCTTCGCCAGCAACTCATCAATATCCCAGAACTCAGGCCATAGCGGTTTATCGTTCAAAATGGCAGGGAACTCGACGACCTCCCACTCATCTGCGCCTTCTTCACGCAGCATGTGATCCACGATCTTCCCGGTTAAGTCCATCTTGGACCACCGAGTCATGACGACGATGATCGCGCCTCCCGGCATCAATCGCTGGACGGGGCCTGACTGGAACCACTCCCAAGCTGGTTCAAAAACATCTGCGCGACCTTGTTTAGCTTCCTGTTCTGAGTGGGGATCATCAATAATGAACAGATCAGCGCCTCGACCAGCCAAGGCACCACCAACGCCAATAGCAAAATACTCACCGTTAAAATTTGTACCCCAACGAGAAGCACTTTTACTGTCTGCTTGAAGCTCGACACTAGGAAAGATGTCACGGTAGCTCTCCGATCCGACCAAGTTACGTACCCGACGGCCAAAGTTCACCGCCAAATCTGCGGTGTGGGACGCCATGATGACCTTTTTGTGCGGGTATTTGCCTAGAAACCACGCAGGAGCGAGGTAGCTGATCATCTCCGACTTGCCATGACGCGGGGCGATGTTCACGATCACCCTTTTCTTCACGCCGTTGGCGATTTCTTCAAAGATTCTCGCTAATTTCCGGTGGTGAGGGCCGACTTTGTACCCCGGATACACGTGATTGATGAAATCGAGGAAGGAATCCTTCCCTTTTGCCTGCGTTAGTTGGTTCTGGTACGTCTTAAGTAGCTCAGCAACGCGCCGTTTCTCCTTATCTGGCATTGTTGGCAATGCTAGACGGAGTTTTTGAATGTTTTCTTGGGTCAGTTGCACAATTTTTAGTCTTTTAGCAGGTCACGGATGCCTTGCGACTCCGGTCCCCACAGACCAATCGGACATTTCTGGTTAGCGAAGCGGGTTTTGCCCTGAATGATGCAGCCACAACGCTTGCAGATCCCCATTTTGTTGTGTTCACACGGCTCGCAGTGCGACAGACGCTCTTCAACCGTAGATTTTCTAGCCATTACTGCCATTTTCCACCTGCACTGGCTCGTCTATAACTGTGTATTCGATGCCTTCCAGCACCGAGAGAAGCTCTTTCTCGACTTCCTCAATCGGTTTGATAATGTGCGTGGTCTCGCTACGCTTCTTAAATGCGTCAACGCCGTCCACTTCTCCTAATTTAGAGAGGGCTTGGATACGGGTCTTGCTGCTATCGGCGTGTTCTACTTCGTAGACCAGCTTGTTCACCACATATAGCTTCAATTCAGACAGGTCGTCCACGATAGCGCAGTTGCTCTGCGCGACTAATCCGGCCAAGAACGCCATCGTCTCGTTCGGATACTTGCTGTAATCAATACGGGTCTTGGGATTAGCGAGGTGGGCAGTGGCGATTTCTTTCGCTGCCGTGATGTCATTCTCGTCTGGGCAGAGCGGGGTGCCGGTTAAGTCGGATATGAGCTTAATTGTCCGTGCCCTCATCTCGATCTCAGCCTCGGGAGTCAACTCCGGCAAGGCTTCGGCCGCGTTTGCGGGGAGGGCGATGTTCTCTTCAATCTCTGGGATAAGAAGGTCTTGCATGTTTTTTGCGGGGGGCTAAGTCCCGGATCAGCACTATATAGCAAAAAATAAAACGCATGGTACCAAAAAGACAACCGGGGGTGTTTTATAGGCGAGGGGGGTGGGGGTCGAGCTTGGTAAAAAACGTAATTAATGATGTGGATAGAAGCGACTTTCTAAAGCCGGCTTTTGAAATGCGTGGTGTCGTTTGTGAGTATTCAAGTGTAGAGGTGAGACAGGGGGACCCACTTACAGATCGGGGTCATGGGGTATGGGTGGGGTCTGTCTTTGCCCGGTTTCGCCCGCGCCGCGCCCGGCCGGGGCGTATTAATTAATACGGCGTGGTGTAAATACCACTAAAAAAAGTAAAAAACCACGGAACTACCCGCCCGGAAATTGGTCTAAATATATGTAACCGGCGCAATACCGCGCCGCTAACCAAAGGTAGCAAAACATGAACATCTCGCTGTACCAGTACATCCTCGATGATCTCCGTACTGTCGCGCAAGGCGGTATCACTCAGGCTCAGGCCTTTGCCAATCTCCGCGAGTCAGTGCCGGCGCTGTTCCCAGTCGAGCCGAAACAGGTCGATATCAAGGCCGTGACTGATTCGCCAGAGTGGAAGGCCTTTGACACTCAGGCTCGCAGGGTTTTTGCTGAGGCCTACTTTTCCGCGCCTCGTGAGATCGAATCTAAGATGTGGGATGTGGCCTCATTCGGCATCCAAGTCTGGGAGGCTGACAAAAAAGCCGCCAAGGATTTCACGGCTGACCAAGCCAAGGTTCGCAAGGCCGCGCAGGATTACGTTCGCGTCGCATTCCGCCAGAACGTGACGAAACTGATACCGGCCGCGATTGATGCGGTACAGGCTGAGGCTGGCGAGAAATTGCCCGACCCGACCGGCACTCTGGCGCTCGTGACTCAGGCCTTGCAGATTCTTTCCGAGAAAAAGCCTGACGGCGCGCTGGCACTCTTGAATGGCCTCGATTCGCTGGTCAAGTATGCCCGGCCTTACGTCGCTGAGGGCAAGGCGATACCCGCCAAAGGCTGAGCGTATTAAGTAATACGCGACCTGCCCACCCTGCCCGGCGCAAGCCGGGCGGGGTTTTGTCGTACCTAGCCCCGGCGCGGCCGACCCCGTTCGGTCTCGCTCCGCGAGACCAGTTATTCCGAGCGAAGCCAGTTCTTGATGCGAGACCAGTTCCTACTGGTCGATGCCAGTTCTGTCTGGGCGAGGGCGGGAAGGTCAGATTTTGTCCGTCGCGCCTTGCTACGCAAGGCTACACGTAGAATTTTTGGGTGTCAAACTTTTTTGTTCCAAGCGCAAAACTAAGTTTGTTCCAAAACGCGAAAAGGCTTGGAACAAGATTTTACTTTGTAGATCAATGACTTAGCCCCGTTTGTTCCAATGTTCCAATGTTCCAAGAGATAGGCTAAACCTTTGGAGGCATGAGGGGGGACACGCAGCGTCATTTAAGAAAAAATAAAATGAAGTCCCCCCACGCAAATTTACCCGTCAGACTCTTTCCACTTCATTATTTCTGGAACATTGGAACAAATGCCCTATCTATCTATCTTTATAAAAATTACTACTACTACTACTCTTTAAAAATCAATTACTTACACGCACCCCGTTTTTCCAAAACCACCAAAATCTTGAAGAATAATCCCAATCTTCATTTTGGAACATTTGGAACAAATGGAACAGATTATTTCATTAGCGCAACAACACCGCACACCCCCCACAAACCACGCTCAACAGCGTATTACCGTAATACGGCCGTATTATCTAATACGGTTTGGCTATCTCCTTACCCCGAAACAAATACATCACCAAAAACATCAAGCCCCGACGACACCTGCGGGGTACGCACTTTTTACCCCACAGCACCCACAACTATTTCACCAAAAACATCAAAAATCGGTGAAACATAGGGAACTAATCCCGTTTTGAGTTGTCTAACTATATAGGACGGATAAAAACATACGGCGCAAGCCACGCGTATTAAGTAATACGCAGTTTCGATCCCTCCACGATCCTACAAGCCGCAAGCCGGTAGTAGGCGAAGGCGCGGTGGACAGAGCCGCGACGTACCGATGGCAAGGTACGGTGTCCCCATATCAAGGGTGACGAGTGGGCATGACTCGGGGATGTACTCCCTCAATGCCATAGGAACGCACGGCGACAAGTCGGGCGGCAAAGGTGGTCGTAAAAGAGGACTAACGGGAACAGCGGAGCCAAGCGTATTACTTAATACGCGAAGCCAAAACCGCGCCAAGTCTGATCACCTAGGTCGTTCTAGGCCAAGCGTTCCACAGCCGATACGGGTGGGCAACATACACCCGGCAGCGTTAAGGGCATGAGGCGAGAGCGTATTAACTAATACGCGAGGCAAGGTGGACACAACCACCAAGCCGAAGCCGCCCTGAGTATCTGCCTACAAAGTTGTGAGCCGCGAAGAACGAGTGAGCAACCTAGCGGTGATTGTCGGGTTCGTTTTGCGGAGCTTTCAGTCATCGCGTGGTTGTTTATTTTATTTGGTGATGCGTGAGTGGGAAAAAATACTCTTTGGTGAGCAATAAGATTGGGATTATTCAGGAGGTAGCAAATGATCCGTAAAGACTACAAATGGCCTAGCACAGGCCGCCGTCGCCGCGAGGCAAGGGTTAAGAAGTTTTCAGAGGCGTTTCTATTCGCAGCGTGTCTGAATCTGGTGGGGGTGTCCCTCGCCGTCCTAGTGCCACAAGGTATGTGGGTTTATCTGTTTGCCTTTGCCGTTGGGGTGACGGGCGTAAGCGTGATGGTGATGAACTTCTTTAAAGAGTGAGTGTCGAACTATGTGGTGCGTAGCGTGTCGAATAGAAAAGGTCGCAGCCAAGCGCGTCGAGGTGGGATTCATTACCTGCCTACGTTGTGGCGAGGCCGATGCGAAGAAAGTGAAGTGGTGCGTGACGATCACAGCGCACAAAGGTGCATACGGTGTCGTGCGTGATAAGGCGATGCTGAAACAACTAAACAAGTACGCGAAAGCGTGAGCGTATTAATTAATACGGAGGTGTGAGGTGAGCATAATTTTAGACATCGTAGAAGAACAGCGACGGTTAGAACGTGTTGCAGTCGGTCGGATCTGTGGGTGCAAGTCGTGCCTTTGCTGTGAAGAGTTGGCACGAGACACGGCGGTTAAGAAATCACTGAAGAAGATCATGTTCGAGCGCGACGAAGTATTAACTAATACGGAGATGAAACAATGAGCAAGAAGTTACAAGTGTTGGTGGTGTTTGAGTTTGGCGGGATCGAGAGTCCCGATAGTCCGGAAGCAGATATCGCCATCGAAGAGGTAACAGAGGTGGTATCGGGGATCATGTCTACCGAGTGGCAAGTACCTGCAACGAGTGTATCGGGGTGGGTGCAGGACGCAACGGTGGTTGAGGAGGACGAGGTATGAGCGTAGTTGAATTAACAGAGGGAACGTACAACCGAATCCTGCAAGGTGTGAGCGGGACGTACATACATACGGACTGGGCAATCAAGGATGAGAAGGGTGCGTTCGTGGAGAACATCAAGCCCGGTGGGTACATCGTGATCGAGAACAATTACACGCAAGTAATCTTGCGAGTGAACGAGGACATGAGCCTGACCGAGTGTGTGGCCGTGAGAGATTAGAAATGAGAACCCTGAACACAGTTGAGGATGTGTCAGAAGAACTACGAACATCCGAAGAAAACTTGAAGCGACTACGGAACTTATTGGAGAAAACCGAGTCTAATATATTTGCAGAGAATTCTTATCAGCGTTACTTGAAGTACAGATTGGGTGAGTTAAAAAGCAAAACCGTATTAACTAATACGGACAATCAAAACCAAATCAACGAGGTAGCAACATGACAGACAATCTTTTAGCCAAGCCGAACCACATCATTTCGCTCGCATCGTCGTGCGTTCTGGTGTCGGTCGAGTCGCACGTGTGGAATGCCACGGTGCAGGATAAACAAATCAGCGACGAGGTGACTGCGGCTAAGAAGGCAAGCAGCGACAGCGGCAAGTTTGTGAAACATCTTCTTGCCAAGAACCCCGAACACAAGGCGGTGCTGAACTATCGCCAGACAATCTATAACTGGGTGCAGCGAAGCACGTATGACTGGGCGGGATCGCAACGCCTACTGCCCGTGATCAATCTGGCTAAGTTTCACAAGGAGTATGCCGATCACGAGGCAGAGTTTTCCCGGTTGGTCGATGACTTCTTAGACAAGTACCCGGCTATCGTGAGCAACATGGCGTTCGTGCAGGGCGATATGTTTGATCGCAACGAGTATCCCGATGTGTCGGAGTTGAAGCGCAAGTTTTCGGTGGATCTGATTCAGTCCGAGGTTCCGACTGGAGACTTCCGATGTGCTATCGCACAAGACTTATTGGATGACATGAGTACGCACTACAACCGACAGGCCAAGCGCATGGTCGAGCAGATACTGGCGAAGCAGTCTGAGCAGTTGGTCGATGTGATGAAGTCGATCAGTTATTGCTGCGAGATCGAGACCACGGTGGACAGCAACGGTGAGATCAAGGTGCGTCGTAGAAAACTGTATGACTCCACGTTGGATCGTGCCCGTGAGCTTTGCGATACGTTTCGTGAATTTAATCTTGTATCAGATCCGAAGTTAGAGGATGCACGAGCAAGTCTCGCTGTCTTGTTGGATGGGATCGAGATCGAGAAGTTACGGAACTCCGACACGCAGCGCGTGGTCATCAAGGAAGGTATCGACGACATTCTCAGCAAGTTTGGGGTGGCAGTATGAGTCCGTTAGAAAAGCAATTAATCATGGCGCTGGCCGAGACGTTGGCGCTAGTTGACACGCAAACTTTATCTCCCGAGCAGGAACTTATCTACGTCCATGCGGTCGAAATACTGGCCGATGCGATGGATGGATGTAGTGACTGTGTGGATTTTTAACGTATTAACCAATACGCAACGAGGTAGCAAACATGAGTAGCAAGACAATCAATTTCAATACTCCGGTTGAACTGAAACATATTCCGAGCCTGATCGCCATGCTTGGTACGACACGTACGATCCTGTTACGTGGTGAGCCGGGTATCGGCAAGTCAACGGTGTTGAATAATTTGCAGGAAGTATTAGGTAGTGGCTATGACTATATCTACGGAGACTGTCCGGTGTTGGATGTGTCCGACGTAGTGATGCGGATACCGAACCACGAGACTAAAACGTTGGAGTCTTACGTGTCGGAGTTGTTCAAGTTGGACAGCCCGAAGCCGAAGGTCATCATGCTCGACGAGGTGACGAAGGCTAACAAGTTGCTTCAGGTTATCTTCACTCGCCTGATGCTCGAACGTACGGTCGGTGATGTTAAGTTGCCTGCTGGATCAATCGTGTTCGCAACAGGTAATAACGTCTCTGATGGTGTGGGCGATACAGTCTCAGCGCACGTGTTGAATCGTCTGTGTGTGATCAATGTACGCAAGCCTGATGCCCGGAACTGGGGTGTGTGGGCAACCGATAACGGTATCTCCCGTATTGTCCGGTCGTGGGTGGCGATGAATCCAAACTGTCTTGCGTCGTATCTCGACGGCAGTCAGGAGAACAATCCGTACATCTTCAATCCGACGAAGCCGATCACATCGTTCGTTACGCCCCGGTCATTGGTCGGTGCTGATGCCGTCATCAAGAATGCTAACAAACTACATCCGTACGTTGCTCAGGCAGCCTTGGCCGGTCTGTGTGGTGCAGCGTTCGCGGAATCTATCGCAGCGTTCATGACGATGGAGCGTGAGTTGGTGTCGATCAAGGATGTGATCGCTAACCCTGAGACTGTTCAGATTCCAGAGAAACCGGCAGCGTTGTTTCAGATGATGTTCAATGCGGTCGATACGATTGAAACGCAGGATGATCTGTCGGCGTTCATGACTTTCGTGAAACGTATCTCATCCGATGAGGTCAAGTCTTGCTTCTATTCGATGGCGTATGAGTCCAAGCGCACTGCTAAGTTGGCACGTAACAACAACGAGTTGCGTGAGTGGGGCGCGAACAACATTCCGTTGCTGATGTGAGGTAGCAGATGGAAATATTTATAACGAGGCGTGAGGTCTACGGTACAGAAAGGTTTTATCCAGACTGTCCGAAGGCCGCACTGTTAGCGAGACTTGCACATCGTCAGACATTTAGTCGGCGTGAGTTGCAGTTGATCAAGGAACTTGGCTACGAGATCGTGGTCAAACAAAACGAGGTGGCAATATGAATGCGGTTTTAAATGAAGTTGATTTGGAAACGCGGCTGAAGAAAGCCAACATCAAGTTGATCAAGCATCCTGAGACTTGCCTGTATGGTGGCGTCATCCTGATGGGTGAGACTTCCATTGTTGATGACGAGCGCAAGTGTCCGACA